ATTGGAATATCTCCGTCTGAATCTTCTTCATCTAAACGTGCAAAAGCATCGCCGCCATCGCCATTAGCGCATGACCACCATACTCTTTGTAGTGATAAGTGAGCTACTGAGTTACCATCGTCGTCACCATTCAATGCTGATACATCACCAAATACGGTTGTAGCACCAGTTCCATCTGATTGATTGACTATTTTAATTGTAACCCGTTTGTCGTTTTCCTGTAGGATTGTAGGTCCTGTTACTGTGTCTGCCATGTTCCCTCCTTAATCAAGAACGTGTGGGCCCGAAGGCCCACAAAAGTTTATTACATTACTGAATAATCTAGTTCTACTGTAAATCGTCCAGCTGAAGCATCGCCATTCAATGTAGTTGTTGCAAACGCGTATAAGTGTTTGCTAGCAACTGCCGCACTAATGTTTGGCTCAAATACATGGAAAGCTGCTGAATCAAAGTCAAGATCAACTTCAGTTACTGAGTCTGTTGCAGAAATTCTTGGATTAACAGATGCAACACCTGCACCAACAATTTCAGTTCCAGAAGAAACAGCTGCGTTAGTAGCTGTTCCAGAAGTTGCACTTAATGATAATCCTCCAACAAGAGTTGGACCACTAACAGTTGTAACAAGTACAGTTGCTTTGTGGATGAAGATTTTAGTAGCTGTTACTAAATCATCAGGCACATCTGTGTTTAAAGTTCCTAGTTCAACAAGAACATCTCCGTCAGCATAAGCTGTACCTGTATCAGTACCAGCAAGTGTGCCGATGAAAGTTTGTATTTTTCTTGTTCCTAGTGAAATTAGTTGTCCAGTTGAGTTAACTGAAAAACCAGTTTCTGTGATCGCGCCAGTAGCGGCTGCTTTATTGATTACGTTAAAGCCACCTTCTGATCTGACCGGACCACTAAAAGTTGAATTTGCCATATTGGTCTCCTTTTCCGTCAGCACAGTCTGAGACATTGTCTACTGCACGAGTCTATACTGACTATTTATAAGTATGCAGTGCGTCGAGTATACGCTTTTAAATTTAAATGTGCAAATAAAAAGGGGGCCGAAGCCCCCTTTAAATTAAGTTCTTTTGCTTAAGAATTAAGCACCTGGTGAACCAAAAATACCACGCCAGTCAGAGAAGCCGAAGCTGTATCTTTCCCTAGCTTTGTATCTCATATTACCAGTGTCAAAATCACCTTCCATAGCAGTTTTAATTGCCGCTCTAGTAAAGTGTTTTAGTCCATTAGGAACATCCGTTTTGATAAAGAATGCGTCATCATCAGTTAGGAAGTTGTTTACCACGTATCCTTGTGGCAACATTCCTTTTGAAGATAGTGCATTGATATCGTTATCAGCAGTTCCAACACGTTGGTTAGACTTTAAGATTCTCTCAGCTGTAAACTGTAGAGCTGAAGGTATAATCATTTTTAAACCTCTAGCTGCAATTTTTAAGCCTCTTTCATCTTTAAAGCCTGCGATGTCAATCATAGCTTGCTCAAGTGAAGTTTCACTTAAGTCTGCAGATGTTGATAACTCATTTTTTTGATCTGCACCAGAAAGGGTAGGGTGATCAGCAGCCATAAGGGCTTTACCATCTCCACCATTTGCAGTGTCAAAACCGTTGTTAAGAACGTTTGCTGCTTTGATTTGTTTTGTGTTAGCCATAGATCTTGCTAGTGCTTTAGTATAACGCTTAGCGATGCTGTCATAAAGATTATCTTCTACAGCTTCCTCAGTGATAGAGAAAGCGAGAGCGATAGTCTCATGAGAGTAACGAGCTGTGAAGCTCTCATTCGCTTGGTCATACGATACACCAGAACCTTCTGGTTTAACCGCTGCTTGTGCGAAACCACCTAGCATTACTTCTTCTTCAAAAGCTCTGTCTGAGTTTTCTGAATCAAAAATTTCTGCATGTTGGTTTT